CCAACAGCAGCAGTGGTAAGACGATTAATATTGGAACCCTGTTTATCAAGAAGTTGAAGACTATCAATAAAAGAGTTATAATCTTTACTGGGATCGGATGTGACACCATCCACGAAATCAAGGTACTTATCCAGGTCAACTTTTTTAGTCATTAGAATTTAAATTCAGCGAAAGATTTTTTAGGTTTCTTTTCATTAATAGGATTATACTCCTCTTCTTGTCCACTGTCAACTATATCCTCTTGTGCCTTTTGTTCTACGTCATATAATCTCATCTTTGCTCTATCAATACCCACAATAAATCTCTTAAAGATAGTAGGATCATTATACCTATTCTTTAATTGCTTAACCATTATTTGATTTAACCCTTCGAGTTCTTCAGTAGATATAAGAGCGAACATAAGATCAGCAGTTGCAGGAAGACCAAATGATTCAGAGGTATCGGTAAGGTCAACATCAGAACTAGCAAAACCACTGCGAGTAGTTTGAGTTGCGGATACAATCGGTACATTCGCTTCGACAGCGAGACCACGAAGTTCTTCTGCGATTGCTTTGATGTATGAGTAGGAGTTGACTGACGCATTTGCTTTATGTCTTGATGATGCACAAATATTCAAATAATCTATGAATATTATATCAGGTTTAAATGACTTTTTCAATGAGAGTTCATTTAATAATGCTTTAAAATGTCCTGAATGAGCAGATGCAGTAGGATACTCTTTTATAATTAATGTTCCCTGTGTCTTCTTTGCAAGATTATTAACCCTTGTATCAAACATAGGTTTAGGAAGATCTATTAATTGCTGAATAGGAATGTTTAATAGATTAGCATCAATTCTCTCAGCAATTTTCTCCTCAGCCATCTCTAGTGTAATGTATAAAACATTCTTTCCTTGTAAAAGAACTGAAGATGCAACATGACACATAAACAAAGATTTACCTACACCAGTACCAGCGAGAGCAATATTAAGTGTTTTATTTGGAAGACCACCTTTAGTAATCTTATTAAAATATTCTAAATCAAATGGTATAAGATCTTCTTTCCTATGGTATGCATCATATCTCTCTTCATAATCTTGAAGATAATCATGTCCAACATGATTATCAAATGATACGGATAATGCTTCAGAAAGAATTGATGGTATTGCATCTCTACTTTTCTTATCTCCCTGTCCATCTGCAAGTGCAATAGATTCCATAAGAGCAATATAAATTGCCCTATCTCTACACCACTTTTCAGTAGTATCAAGTAACCATTGCTCATCAATAGCAGAATCTGTCAAGGAACTATTAATTTCCCTGATCTCTTTTATCTCAGATTCTGTAAGATCTAATCTATTTTCAATTTCTATATTAAGTGCTTCAATAGTAATGGCAGAACTATACTTAACTATGAATTGAGTTATCTCTTCAAAGATTATCTTTTCAGATCTACTCTCAAAATATAAAGGCTCAATGAAAGGTATGACCTTTCTAGAGTACTCTTCATTGAAGATTAGATTCCTAAGAATCGTAGTTTCAATTCGTTCCATATGCAAAGTACTGTTGAGAAACCTTATCAAGTTTCTCCATTATATCATCAGTAAAGTATTCTGTGGGATTTCTTAATATTTCTTTTGCATATATTTTTTTACCATTCATCTCATATCGACCAGCGACATTTTTCCAAAGTCCTCCAATCTCACCAAGTTCTAATAAACCATAATAACGATCAAGTCCACGATCATCATAATAGAGTCTTATTTCTACTTGTTGATTCTCTTTACTCAAACGTGATTTATGAGTCTTTGCCTTGATAATGTTTCCAATGATCTCTTTACCATCTTTCTCTTTCTTCTTCGAGAGGTATATGATAGTACTAGCAGCGTACTTAAGACCGCTACCTCCACCCATTTCTTTTGTGGGGACATAAGAACCGATGACATCATAGGTGTGATTTGTAACTATTAATGGAATGTTTGCTTGCCCCAACTTCAAAGTCAACATTCTAAATGCACCCTTAACAAGTTGTGATTTTGTCATATCACGAACTTGCTTATCGTTTAATGCATCAGTAATTTCTTTTTCTGTAGAAAGCATTCCTAAAGAGTCTAACACAAACATACATGGTTTGCGACTCTCTATTGGGGTTTTAAGATATATATCCACAGCCTTAAGTGCCTTGGATCTAAACTCCTCAATAGTTACAACATTAACAACAACTAATCTATTAAGATCTATACCACGAGACTCAAGTAATCCTTTATTAACTGCGGCTTCAGTATCAAAATAGAGACAATAACCATCAGGATTATTGTCAAGGAAGTTTTTAACCACAGCGAGCGAGAAAAAAGTCTTCCCAGTACTGCTTTCACCAGCGATGGCAGTAATCTTATTACTAGAAACACCACCAAAAATGGAACCCGACACCAATCCATTAAAGATGTATGATCCTGTGTCGATGTACTGTTCTTGTCCTTCGATGTCTGCTGCGAGTTGGGTGTAGTCATCACCAATTTCTTTGACAATTTCTTTCAAAAAATCCATTAAATACTAATTCCTTTTTCTTCACGTAAAATTTTCTTGTAAGGTCCATCAGGATGAAGGTCTCTGACTTGTTTCACTTCTTTTAGAAGATGGTACAATCTAGCATCTCCACCTAAAGATAATGCATTTATTATTGTTGATAAATCTTTATCGTTGATAGGTAATTCCATTAGGAAAAAAATGATTCTAGGTTTGCAGTTTTTTCGACATTCCAACCAATAGCATCAAGAATTGCTTTGAGAGGTTTCACAAAACTCTTCTCAAATTGTAATTCATAATCGATGTATTTGTCAAGGTCAAGTTCTCTGGGGAAATCCTGAATAAAGGAAATCACATCTTCATGTATGATATTTGGCTCCTTTAAATAAATGAACTTAACCTTTTCTCCATTGCCGATGAGTGAATATTTATTAGTCAACTTATGCTTCTTAACATAATGGTTGAATAACAATGCACCACGTATATGTATAGGAGTTCCTTTGGCATAAATTGTAGATGCTGTATGATACTTACGAATATCAGAAGCAGTTCTAGGGAATGCAATATCTTCAGCAGGAAGAGTCTTAAATTCCCTACGACACTTATCAATAAAATTAATTACATCATCTTCTGTAGCAGTAATCATTAACTTAAGTGCGTCCTTAATCATCTGACGACAAGGTGCAGGAGTTGAAGACTTAATTGCTTCAAGTCCCATAATCTTCATCTTAGGTTTTTCATACCTAACACCTTCACTATCCCATACATTCAAGATGTATCTTTTCTTGGCAGTCCATATACCACGATCAGCAATGTTCTCACGTTTCATGAACATCTTCTGATCATAAGCATTTACGTACTTGGCCAACGCTTCATAAGAACTTTCAATAAAAGGCTCAAATTCCATTTCACAGATCTTATTAAGGAACGTGACAACGCTCTCATTAGTTTTCTCTCTGCCCTTGTATACAGCCTCAACCAAAGGACCGAGATTAAGATAAATGGAATCAGTATCTGAAGCAATAACATAATCAACATTCTCCGTTTTCAAAATTTTATTCATCTTTTGATTCATTCTATTTTCTATCCAACGGATAGAAACTTGACCACTTAAGGTAATGGCTTCAGCGTTAGCCAGTTTGTAATATCGAAAATACTGATTGCCAATAGCACCATAAGCACTGTTAAGTTGAATCTTCCTAGCCATCTGAATATTATTACATCTGGCAATTTCTTTCTCCAATGTTTTGGTAGGAGTTTTTTCATACTGCTGTTTTGCAGCAAGCATCTTCTTCTTATAAATTGTCCTATCTTCATATATTTTCTCCATCAACTCTGGAAGGAATCCACGTACATCCTTCCTATATTGTGCTCCATTAGCACATACAGCAAAATCACCATCAATTTTAACAGTCTGATTTAAGAGCCCTTCAACGCTCGAACTGGGATGTCTAGTCTCCCAGAGGGTTTCTGGACTGATATTATATTGCATAATAAGATGAGGATACAGGCTATTGAGGTCAAAAGAGACCACCCAATCATACTTTCCTGGAATCGGTTCTTTGACATAAGCTCCTGCGTACTTTGCGTCTTTATCAGATCTTTCTTTTGGAGGAATAACAATGTTCTTCT